ATATCTGGGGTCACCGCCCCGTTTGCCGAAAATTTTAGACGAACATGTCTGATACTTTAGCACGTTAAAGCGTTAAACTTCACCGCGTTAAAGTGGTAATGTGTGAAAGCGTTGAAACATCCAGGCGTTATCCAGGCGTTATCCAGGTATCATCCGGCTGTAATTGTTAACAAACTATGAACTATAAAAGATCAATAAAATCCGTACATGAAATTAAAAAATATCACTAGACAAAAAATCAAACCATGGTACTATATAGATGTAACAAGAAAGAAACAAACATCAAACGCAAATAAAGAAAGTGAGGATTGAAACAATGACATTTAATGAAAAGAGAGAGTTAATTTTATTGGCTGAGAAAAATATCAAGAGTGGGAAAAATGTGTCGGAAGTTGAAAGCGAAGATGTTAAAAAGATGATGAAGAAAATTGCCGCTAACGCGGTAAGTATTGGACTCTATAATTTTAATTGTTTTGTTATTTCAAATATTTGCGAGGGCGACTTTACAACAATTAAACCAGGCTGGAAAGACGCTAGAGTTGGGATGGTAAAATGTTTGGCAATAATCAATAATGAGGGTGAAGATCTTATAGACATTTTAGGTCTTGAAGAAATTGAAGACGCGGTGCGTTTTACACTCTTTGAATTAGAGGGGGAAGAACATGAAGGTTAAACCGATTAAAAGAATCAACATTCCAGATTCTACTCGAATAAACTTCGTTGACAAGCGCACCACCATAAAGGAGACTTTATCAGATGGAACAATCAATTTTTACGACCTCGATTCTTCTCTACTCTGTGAGGGGTATTTCACAAACCAAATTAGAGGAGAGTTACAGAGAGTGGAAACAGAGAAAGTTGTCTATTATACTTTCACTTTTAACAATGGCGACAAAACGCACTATCGCAACTTTTACACGTTACGAGCTAGACTATAACTTCTATTTATCTGGTATACCGCCGTAGACTATAACACAACACGCAATATAATATAATCTGATAATACTACATAACATTACACTTCAAACAAATAACACAAAAAGGAGATTCAAAATTATGAAGAATTTTAAACTGGTATCTGGAGACGAAAAATGCGTAAAGCTTGTAAAAATCAATGGTACAACAGCACTTGCGAAGGACGCAAAACCATCTGGTAAGCTTTTAGGAATTGTAGTTGGTACTGATGATGTAACAGGGAAAATCACTTACTATCTCTGTATGGAAACTGGAGAAGGTTTTGGCATTTACGCAACAGGTGTTGCACGTGAAATTGACAAGATTTCCGATTTGTTAACGGATGCTATTGCAGATGGGCATGATTTTATCATTGAATGTACAACAGGTATTTCAAGGAACTCTGGACAGACATTCTTTAAAATTATGGTAAGAAGCTTTTAAACGCGGCAAACGGTCAACAGTGCGGTTGACTCCAAATAATAGAACGGGAACTAATCAAGTTTGTTCGTTTTTTTGCATCTATAAAGGGACTGTGAACAGTCCCTTTTTATAATTTCATAATGTTAACAATTTATTAACAAAATATCTCATATTTGTTCATATTTATATGTTAAACTAAAAGAACAAAATGAAAGTGAGGTATGAATATGTATTTGGAAAGCCAATTATTAGAACTTCAACACGCTATTGTATTGAGAGCATTAGACGATATCAAAACACCTGTTTTGAGACTGAAGTATTACAGAGAAGTTAGAGAGTCACTTGAATTATATGCACCACTCTATCACACGACAGCAGATGAAATGATTCAAAGCGCAATCGCAAGCGGCTACATCGAGCCTTTTACAGAAAGAGAGGTAGAGGAGTATGGCAAGTAAGCAAAAAGAGCGTGTTGGCGAAGTCCAACGCGCAAAAGGGATTTTATATGACGTGTCTAATGGAAAGTATGTGTTGCTCAAGAAACACTACACAAAAGATGAATCGCTTCTGTTGCTCAGAACTTTAGGCAAAAGAGCGCAAACCAGGCTTGCAACCCTTAAAGAATATTTCAGCGAACGCGGTAAACGTTATACTGGGGAAATAAATCCTATCTATAATAGATATAAAGGGTTTGATATTAAGTATCAAGGCTTATCCTTGCAAGCGATTCAGAAAAAAGTATCAACCGCTATCGAGATATTAAATGCTAAACAATCCACTTACACGGGATATAGACAGCTACAAAATAAAGCATACCAGAAAATGATAGAGAATCACCCAAAACTCAAAAACCTATCTTTTGAAGATTGGAAGAAAATGACAACATATATGGGTGCCTGGCAATCAGCTCATGAGGGTGAGCAGTATGATAGTGAACAGCTACTTGCTTATGCTAACTGGGCTGGAAATACACTAGGTAGTGGTTTCGATGGTTTAGTGGCAATGAATCCCGAAGATGTTGACCTTGATGCATGGTTTTTAGATGTACAACGTGAAGGTAGTTCCGGAGAGTGGTTATCTCTTGATCAAGATTTTGACGACATTTAAGAGAGGTGTAGACAATGGCAAAACGAAAAGAAAAAATTTCATATTGTAAAAAGTTTCTTTGTTTTGACATTGAAACGACACACGAACACATAGCAGAAGATTGTGATATAATCTACACATGGCATTGGTCTGTAATGGATAGTGACTATAACTATAACACGTGTTCATCGTGGTCAAATTTATATGACTATTTTCATAGCCAATATCAAACTTTTGCAACTCAAGGCGAAAACCGCTTAATCATATATGTGCATAACTTGTCCTATGAAATGGAAGCTATAATCAGGAACTTAGAAGGACACACCATGACAGGCGGCTTCTACATGGATACTCACGAACCGCTATATCTTATTATAGATGATGTTTTAGAGTTTCGATGCAGCTATAAGTTAACTAATAAGGGTCTTGCGGCATGTGGAAAAGACGTAGGACTTGAAAAGCTTGAAATGAACTACAAAGATATCGTAAAACCAGGGGAGAAGTTGCCGCAAGATAAGGAACGTTATACATATCGCGATGTAGAAATCATGGTAGCGAAAATTCACCAACTGGAAGAACAGGAAAATAAACCGTTTTATGAATTTCCATATACAAATACTGGTTTCTTGCGTGACGAACTTCGCGCCATTATGAAAAAGGATGCAAAGTGGATGAAGATGTTTCGCAACACTTCGCTTGACTATGATAGGTATGTAATATGTCGAAAAGCTTTCATGGGCGGTTATACGCACGCTAACTACATGTACGCGGGGCAAATAATGGAAAACGTTGATAGTTACGATTTTGGTAGTGCGTATCCTTTTGCAATAGCAACAGAAAAATTTCCAGTCGCACCGCTTAAACGTTTACCAAATGCGAATATTTATGACTTAAAACGTTTGCTTAACACAGACAATTACTTATTTATTTGTACAATCACAGCAAAGAACGTTCGCGCAAGAGGTACAATGACATACTTATCATCATCACATTGCGAAGTATCAAGTGATAGTGTTTTGGACAATGGTAGAATTTTTAGGGCAGATATGATTAAAACAACATGTACTAGCCTCGATCTTGCTATCATTTTGCGAATGTACAAGATTGATGCAATTCGAGTAGATGAATGTTACTATTGTAGAGCTGACTATTTACCATCTGGCATTGTTTGTACCATGTTAAAGTATTACAACAACAAACAAAGTTTAAAACATGTAAAAGGCGAAGAATTAAACTATGCAAAAGCAAAAAACCGCGTAAATTCCTTTTATGGTATGTTTGTGCAAGACCCTATTCACGATGTTGTTACACTTGACGGCACGGAGTGGACTTTAGACCACTGTGCTATCACAAACAAAGAGGAAATTTCCGCACAGCTTGAAAAATTTTACAAATCTTTTAGAAGTTTCTTGCCTTATCAAATTGGAGTTTTCATACCCGCGTGGACACGCTACCATTTAATGCATGATATAGTGTCGAAGATTGATAGAAATGTGCTCTACTGTGATACAGACAGTGCAAAAATTATCAATCGAGAGGAATGTTTAGACGTAATAAATGGGTACAATGATTATGCAAAATACAAAATTGACTTAGCTATAAAACGCTATGGGTTAGATTATAAACTACCAGATTTAGGAGTTTTTGATTGGGAAACTGAAGAAACTGGTGCATGGTTGAAATTTAAGACTTTTGGCGCGAAGAAATATATATATCAAGATACTGATAACAAATTGTATATGACTGTATCTGGACTCTCGAAGAAAGCCGTAAATTATCTTACGTCAATCGAAGATTTTGAAGTTTTTACCACTTTTGATGCAGACGTGTCGGGGCGTACAATATCACACCCGACTACGAACGCAATCGAAACATATGACAATGGCGGTACATGGATAGAGGACACTACTTATACTCTGTCAATCAGTCCAGAATATGGAGCTTTGATTGGAATAGACGTTTATAGCATCAAGCCGACAATAATAACAAAAGAGGGGAAAAAAGAGAACACAGATAAAGATATAAGTAAACGTTTAGAAAAGTTTACGGTAAAAACGAAACACTTATCACCAATAATCTTAGAGAAGATAGGAGAATAATATTATATGGAAATAGAAAACTTGTATATAACAGTAGGTGACGAAACCTACATAAATATTCCATCACTATATACTTTAAACGCTGATGTTTACATTGTTTTTGGTGAACGTTCAGCTGGTAAAACATACTCAGTTTTCAAGGGATTGTTTGACGACTATAACACGACTGGTGCACAATTTGTATACATGCGTACACGTGAAGATTATCTGATTCGTGGTAGAGCGTGGGGTGCTGTCGCCAACATCAAGCCATACGTTGAAAAAACATTATGGAAAGAAGAAGCAAACTTGAATTATTACAGCGGTAGTTATAGAAAACAATCGTTGGGAAGAAATAACAAATGGGTGTATGACACTTGTGGGTATAGTTCGTCAATTGCGTCATGGATGAAATACAAAGGTAACGGTTATGACAGTGTCAAAACTATATTTTTCGATGAATTCATTGAAGATGACGATACCACAACAATTCGCCCATTGTCAAAAGGTGAATTTCTAAAGGGATATAGCCAGCAGCTATCTACAATCATACGAAAAAGAAAAGGTGTTAAAATCGTAGCATGTGCAAATAGCATCAATCCCAAAAGCCCTTTGTTTGACTACTATAACATTGACGCACGTAAACTTGAACAAGGTAAAATTTACATTTTTAATCGTAAACTTGAAGATGACATTTTAAAAATCTGTTGTTTGTACACAGAACCGCCAAAGCACGCACACGTGTCTAAACATCTAGCTGTTTACGAGTCACAAACAAATGACATGACAATCAATGGTGCATGGCAAGAGGATATTTACCCCGAACTCTATAACAATTTACCGTGGCGGTGGTATGGTGAACTGTCTACACAAAACAACAGACTTTATATTGCCGACTTTGCGATAACTATAATTTTGCCGACAAAGCAAGGTGTACCATTGACAATTATAGACGGAAAATACAAAGCAAAAACAATCTTACAAACGAACGAGTTATACTTACCATCAACTCAAAAAATAATACAATGGTTGCTATATTACAAACGCACTTCCCAAATCTGTGCGAGTTCAAAAACAGCATCAGAAAAATTCAATGACTTAATCAAACGTGTACTTATTGACAGAAATTAAATATATGTTAAACTATAGTTAGGGACTACCAGACAGACCGTGAAGAGCGGGGTAGTTGTGCAAACTGTCAGCACGGGCGTGGAGACACGCCCACCTTTTTAGAAAGTGAGGTGTTGTGATGGATATTAGTACAGTTACGCAAATGATTACAAGTGTAGGCTTTCCAATTTGCATGACGTTGATTCTTTGTTACTATATCAAGTATCAGACAGACGTACACAAAGAGGAAACAAAAGAGCTTACAAATGCAATCAATTCCCTTAGGGAAATGATATCGGAAATTAAAACAGAGTTGGAAGGTGGTGAGAAAGAATGACGTATTATGAAGTAATTAAAAAGGCGTTATATATGTTTTATCACCGTGATGAATACGCTTATTTTTATGGCGCTAAGGGGCAAGTGTTAACCGATGAAGTGATGAACACGCTTATCAGTCTCGAACCCGCGTATTTCTCGAAGTATACAACGCAAGAGTTAGCTGCCTATAAAGCGTTCTCACGTGGAAAAATCGGATTAGATTGCAGCGGCTTCGTTTCCGCTGTTGTCGGTGTCGCAAATTACAGCACCGGACATTATTATGCCGGAGCAGAAAAAACAACACCTCTTTTGGGTACTGAAGGAAATGGTTTGTACTCATCTTTTGGCGGAAAAGGTAGACATGTCGGCATTGACATTGGCTATGGTTTCTTTCTGCACATGCCAAAAGAGGGGCATACCATTGAATTAGGCAGAATTGCAGAATATGAATGGGAGCACAGTTTTCATTTTGCTAATATTAACTATGAGGGGGCGAAAGCATGATTGATATTGAAAAGATGGTGACAACTTTAAACATTCCAGACGGCATGTCGGTTGATGAAATGCGAAGAATTGTTGTGGATGTGTTAGATATGGCAAAAGCTTCAAATGAAGCTGAGAAGGCTATTGCAACAGAAAACGCAACACTGAAAACGGAAAACGACAGACTCAGCAAACAGAACTTAGAGCTGTTCAACCGTGTCACAACTACAATTTCTCCGTCCACAAAACTTAAAGAAGATGAGGAAGAAGAAAAAGAGGAAGTCACAACCGATGATATTTTAAGCTATTATAGTTAATGTTATAGAAAGTGAGGTAGAAAATTATGGCAAAAACAACGAAACCGCTGTCAAGCGCACAGCGCGGAGTAAATCTTTTTAACGATGCGAGAAAAAATTCCTCAAACGAATACATGAGGGCAACAGGCGAAGTTACCGTGGCAACTTCCATTAGTCACGCCATGACGCCAATCGTCAAATATGCTCCATTCATGAATGAATTTTTACACTATGTTGTAAATAAAATTGTCATCCAGTCCGTAGAATCTAAGATGTATACCAATCAGTATGAAATGTTGAAAAAGGAAGGTTTTCCACTCGGAACCGATATGGAAATGAATTACGTCAATCCTGCCATGGGGCGTGATTATGACATTTCTCTTGGAGCAACGCTTTTGAATGTTACAAAACCAGACGTTAAAACTTGTTATTTCCGACAGAATCGTAGACGACAGTTTCCAGTAACAATCCCGCGTGAACTTATGGAAGGTGCTTTCACGTCATGGGAGCAGCTTGACAGTATGGTGACAGGCATGGTGACAAGTCTTTTCAGTGGGAACGAGATTGAGGAAGAAAACCTTATCAAGAAGTTGATTCAGACTTCTGTTAAAAACAACGTAGTAGTTAAGAAGGAAATTGCATGGGATGATGCAGACCCCGCCGCTTCATCTGTCGGCTTTATCAAGACCATTCAGAAAATTGCACTTGATATCACACATGCTTCAAGTGACTTTAACAATTATCAGGCATATGCAAAAGCACAGGGAATTACAGACGCGACACCCGCTATCACTTGGACACCGTCTGACAGTCTCTATCTGTTTGTAAGAAGTGATGTGCTTGTCAATTGCAACGTTGAAACATTAGCAGGAGCTTTCAACATGAGTAAAGCAGACCTTGTTGGACGTGTGACACCTTTCCCTAACTTTGATTATCTCGATTTCGATTCACCAGTTGACACAGTAACAAAGTATTGGAAAACCATCAATGATGACCAAAATATTCTTGCCGTGCTTGCCGATGTTAATACATTTGAATACCGCGACAACTTAAGTACAAGCGGTGACTTCTACAATGCAGCGGGACTCTACCAGAATCAGTATCTAAACGTATGGCAAACATACGGCATTAGACCGTGGGGAAATGCTGTTGCGATTTGTAAAAAGGCATAAATAAAGGGGGGATTTTATGACAACTGTATACTTGTTTGATTCGCCATTTGACGACAGCGGTAAGCATTTGTTAATCCCAACAGAAAGAAACGCTGAGGGGTTTTTAAAAGAACTTCTCAGCGTTCTTCCTTATAAGCGTTATGATAATGTAACGTGGGAAAGACAGGGGCAAACGTTCCGCTGTCCAGTAAGAGCAGATGAAATAAAACGCTATAACTACATGGCATATCAAAATGAATCACGCATTGAATTTGCGTATATTATAGATTATCAGTATGTTAACAATAAACTGACATATGTAAATACATCTGTCGATTATTGGGCTACATATATCGACAAATTCACATTCCATCCATCACCAGTCATGAGACAACACCCCGCAAGTGACGGACTATTTGCAAACTTCTATCCCGAACCCACTCAAGTCGATAGGTGGGAAATTGCACGAACCGAATACGGCTTTTCAAAAGATGATGACGATTCAGTTTATCTCATGACCGCAAACAATACGGACACCTATGAAAATCGTTCAAGTGATTTCTACGCGGCAATCGCAAATTTTGCCATGGGTGATTATGGTCAAATAAGCAATTTCTTTTCATTGGTTTCTGTCAACCCTTGCGAATGTGGCGGCATAGTCCAGAGTAACACAAGTAAGCTATCAAGAGCACAAGCGTTAGAAGTTGTTAAACGATATGCAAAATGTGGCAGACAGGAAGATATTATCGGAGCTTATCACGTACCTAAATTTTTTGCTAGTGACATAAGTGGCGAAAATCTGGACAAAGTTGACAACCGCACAGGTGTTGTAGAGCTAACACAATCTTTTGTTGAAAAACCTTTATGGAATAAACTATATACTTCCCCACAATTTAACAAATTAACAGTTAATTGCTGTGGTAGTGCTAAAGAATATGACTTTAGATATTTTGATGAATCTGCACTTTTAGCCAAAAAGTTTACGTTCAAGTGGGCGGCTAATCAATCCCAATTGGGCGGCATCGTAATTACACCCGAACAGTACGGAAACGGCACGAATGGCGACTATTCCCTTGCAAGTAGTACGTGGGATAGTGTTCAACTTTCGACTACACAGTTAAACAACAGTGGCGTCATGCGCGATTTTGGTAATTTTGGCGTGGCATCAATCGGAAATTTATTTTCTCTTGATATCAAGGGGGAACTTCAAGCCGCGGAAACATTTGCAGAAAACCTAGGTGCAAAATTTGAAGAATCAGACCTTACTATTGGAAATCCTACTGGAACTATTGCCATGTATAACGCTCTTTTTCCTATGATATCTGTAGCGTGGTATTATCCTTCATTGCAAGATATCAAAAAGTTTAACAACTACTTCTGTATGTATGGTTATAATTACAATGGTAGTTTAGCCGACATTGTTATAGACTCATTACCAATTGTTAACTATGTACACACAAGCGGCGCTATCATCACAGCGGAAAACGCGCCACAAAACGCAATCGCATACATCACAAATCGCCTTGATAGTGGTGTGTGGTTTTGGCATGGCATTTCAAATTTTAAACGCACTGATAAAATATTGGAAAATCATTTTCCAGAAAGTGAGGGCGGTTGATATGGCAACATATATTGGTGAAGCTTCAAAAGATGAAAACGGCAATCTTTGGGGCGGTAGAGACGGAGATCAAAACGGACTTGAAGTCCGCGTAACAGGTTGGTTTCCGCAAACTGGAGACGGTAGGCGTTGGGACTGGATTGCACGTATTCGCAACCGTCCAGACGTTGCCCGTGCGATTGCTACGCTTATGATAGAATCATGTGATAATCAAAATGTTGGGTATAATCAACATAGACGGGAGACTTTTACAAATGAGTGCCGAAAAGTCGGGTGGAAACCTAAAGACGTTAAAGTACCGTGTGCAACTGACTGCTCTGCTTTAGTTGCATGTATATTAAATTGTCTCAACATTCTAGTAAGTACAAGTATGAATACATACAACGAACTAGAACAGCTTAAAAATACAGAGCTATTTGATATATTGTATGACAGTAAATACTTAACAACAGGCGACAACTTGCAAGTCGGTGACATTTTACACATGCCTGGACACACCGCTATAGTTGTGCAAAATTCAGAGTCAACACAACCAGTTCCAGAAGAAAAGAAAGAAGATGAGCAAGTAGGCGCACGAATGTGGATAAATTGGCAAGTTTTCGAGTCTGGTAAAGAATATTCTGACAATAGTGGTTGGTATATAAACGGAGATAAGGGTAGAGCATACGGGCGATATCAGTTTGACTATGAATACGGTCTAGTGCCATTTATGCAATTTTGTGTGCAACAGTACCCGAACCTCTTCAGTGGATTTCAACCGTACATTGATTTGGGTGTAAAAAATCCCGCACTTATCAACAACGCGGGGCTTAAACAGCTTTTCATAGACTATACAAACAACCACCTCGCCGAATTTTCAAAAATGCAAAATTGGGCAATGTTTAACGACTACTATCAACTTATTAGAACAAACATACAAAAACATTTGGGCTATGATGTATCTAACATTGGCGCTTATGCCGTAGGTACAGCTGCAAGTATATCAATTCGTGATAGTGGACACTGGGATGCTGTCAAAGATATATTTGCTGGAACTACTGGAAAAGAGACAGAAAGCGATTGGATAAAGCTAGTCATGGCACGGCAAAACGCGAAAACTGGTTACTATGACGGAGACAGATGGACAACTACACAGTACAACCGCGTCTTTGCAGACATGGCGGCGCAAACAGGCGTTATTCAAATTGGCGAAGGTACAATTTCAGACTCAGACTCAAAAGCCCCCGTCAATCCGGCTGGTGGAAATGCTGGAAGCGCAACAGGTAGCGGCACGACTGAGGTTGTGCAACCAACAACACCGCACCCACCAATAGGGGGAATTGATGCTAGAAGCATGTTTTGTCCGTATTGGTCTTTGAAATACTTTGCTAATGTTTTACCACTGAAAATTGATCATTGACAATGACGGTCAATATGGTAAAATGAGGGTGGAAGGCTGAGGGCTGAGGGGTGTGGGGTGAGGGTGAGGGTGAACGATAAATGCACCAATTTCCGTGTATAATTTAGAAAGTGAGGTGTTGATATTTGAAAAGAAATACCAAAAATCAGAATACACAGACAGAAAACCTTTTAACTATCGGTCTGTATTATACTTTTTTGCGTAGGATTGCTGTTGACGCTTGGACTTTTGAGGGGTTGCCATTTGATGACGATGACGTTTACCGACATGCAAATAACATTCTCAATGAAAATTTTGTACTTGGTAAGTTAGGGGGACTCTGGAAAGAAGATGGATTTTATGTTGTCGGAGATTGCACAACATCAAGTACTAAGACGTGGTATGGCGGTGCAACAAAGTATCAATGTAAGACGTTCGTGAAAACGGTTAGTAAAGACTTGAGCGAAGTTGCTACATTGACGGCTAGCTTGTCACCGTTCACCGACTATGACATTGTTTCTATTGATGGTCTGTGTCGACATTATGCCGCGTTACTGTACGAATGCGACAGGTGTATAAATGTGAATTTAAAGGCACAGAATACACCCGCCATTCTTAATGCGCCAGATGGACAGGAGCTAACGTTTGCCAATCTGTATGAAGAAATTGCAGGGCATAAACCAGTTGTTTATACGAGAGATATGTCACCTTTGAAAAGTCAGTATGACGATATACGTCAAATCGTCTACCAGACACCCGCGCCATTTGTTGCGGGAAATGTTGAGCAGTTAAAGTCTATGTTAATGTCGGATTTTATGTTTATGTTGGGTGTTAACGGTAGAACACAAAGCAAAGTTGCGCAAGTTTCGAGTCTTGAAGTTATGCAAGATGCACCTACACTTATGGTTTTAAGAAATTCCTATGAACAGGCGAGACAGAATTTCTGTGATCAATGCAACAAAAAATTTGGCTTAAATGTTAAGGCAACGTTTAATGACTCAAATATTGGTGATGTTGGTTTACTTGACCAATTCAGTGTCATGGACACAAACAGAGAGACAGTGAAGGAAGTTAAGAACAGCGGTTTAGAAGCTCAAGAAAGTGAGGGTGAGGATAATGACAATTCCAATGATTGACACTAATTTTTTGGACAATGATAAGTATTGGTATGATGTGGGGGCGGCTTATACGCTCCATGTCTATGATATTTTGCAAAATTCGCAAATTGGAAATGACAGGAAATCAAACAAAAACTTGTTTGATAATTATGATTTTGCGGCTTTTGGGCTTAACGATTATCCGCTTTTCAGTGAGGATTTTAGAAAGCCGATTAACGACATGATAATTCGTCATTTTCTGGAGTGGGAAATTGGTTATGAAACAGACTTTCTTTTCCGTGAGCACATGCGAGGTGATATGGCGCGAATTATGCCAGAATTGAACATCAAGCTAAAGGCACGGTTTGAAGCGTATAACGCAAAGAATATGTTTGAAACGGACAACAGCAAAAACATTCATACTTCCGATGATTGGCACAAGTTTCTTGACACACCGCAAGGGCAAACGGATTTGCTCGATGACAACTATCTGACAAATGTATCAAAAAATCATGTGGATGATAGCACAACTCACACGGGGTCAAGCGGAACAGCCGCGTCTAATGCACAGAGCTACACGACAGCGGTTTGGGATTTTGAGACGGAAATTTGTGATAAACTGAAACATAATTTTTTGGGGCTTTTTAGGTAAAAACGTTCCACGTGGAACGTTGACGAAAGCGGAACTTGTGTTATAATGTGAGTAGAATTATGAAAGTGAGGTGTAACTATGGCGAATATACCTATTATCAATCCGCCTGACAAAGAGCATTTGGGCTTTTGTTGGCATCATCAATTTACGATTCCTTTGCTTTTTGATGATTGTTTGTCACTTCTACAAAAGGTATGTGCTTTGTGGGCGAAGTTGAATGATGTTATTGACGCATTGAATGAATTTAACAATGAATTTAATGTGTGGGCAAAAAGTGTAGAGGAGTCGTTAAAAGACTTATACGCGAAGTATGAGGCACTTGATACTAGAGTAACGAATATCGAAAATGAGTTAGAGTCCATCCAAACCGAATTGACTAATATAAAAAATGACATTTCAAATATTGAGCAACGTTTAGACAATGTTGAAAACAGATTAACGACTGTTGAAGGTGATATTACAAATATTGAACAGCGTTTAGACAATGTCGAAAACAGATTGACAACTGTTGAAACTGAAATTAACAATATTAAGCAATCAATTGAAAATATAAACAATTCAATTACTCAAATTCAAGCTGACATGTCAGCGTTAGAAGCTAGGGTGAAAAAGTTGGAAGATTTGTTGAAGAATCTAAACATTATTCCACCAATTGATATTTATAATGCCACGGATGAAGAGTTTGCTACTGGTTTATGGGGGAATTGGTGGAATTGGATGAAAACAATATTATATTTTAAAGGTGCGGCGACGGTTGATATGTGGGAATACTCACCAAATGTTGTATGGTGGGATACAACAACACACCTTCCGCGATATTTTCAGTTGGGGCGTGTCACACAACCGATCACACTATGCAAACTGCCTTTTATTGCAGTCTGTAAAGGAGTTTTCGACCATTATCCAACAAATGATGACTTAGTTGCTAATAGCCCACATTTTAAGGATAACGCTTTCACGGCTGGAAATGGATTTTTCGATTTTGAGTTGACGAAACCGTTCGGGTATACAATGGATGAAATTAAATTTCAAACATCATATATACCATTCTTACCAGTTAGTAGCAAATTGTACTCATATCAAACATCAATTGATCTAGTGAAAAATATCAATTGTGGGGTTCGTTTACAAGTACCGTCAACAGGCACAACCGCGAAGCTCTGCATTGCATCTGATATTTTAATATTAGGTGTATGTCCAGATAGCGTACCTATTACAGATAAGACTAAGTGGGACATGTACATTTACGCGGTTGCTGAAAATGGTTAATAAGAAAGCGAGGTATTATATGGATTTATTAAAATATTTGGAACCTATGAAGAATCTACCAGAACGGTTTTCTAATCTTGCGTTCTGGAGAGGGGTGAGAAAGCTAAGGGATGAAGTTGTTAATGCGTTCGAGTATGTGGATAGTTGGGGGGAAAGTATCGAGCATGATATATCATCATTGCAGAAAACAAAGATTGTGCGATATGCTAGTGAATACATTGACGATCGCCCCACTGTGAGCGTAGTTTACAATTTGGATGACCATTATTGGCATGGAAACGTTGGCAATATTTCAATTAGTAAACAAGATAATGATATTGTCATTCCACTGGGGTTCGCATTCAAGGCTTATAAAACAGATGGTACATTTGGTACTTACATTTTTTTACCTTTTGGAGATTGTGTTATTGATACCACACCTGCTAAGACTATTTCATTGAATAATATTCATAGCACCAATGTGACATATAATTTCAATGATGATCCGCTTATTGCGAAAGAAATTTTTATATACGGCTATGGCGTGAAGTTCGGTTCTTAATAAATACAGCCACCAAATGGTGGCTGTATTGTTTGTTATTTGGTTGGGAAGGTTATTTCAAGAAGATGTTTAAGGGATACTAGAACAACTTGCATGTTGTTGAGGTCTTTTGATGTGTTAATCTGTTTTAACTCCGTTGCGAATGCTTTTATCATAAGTCTCGCAATTGTCTTTTTCCCGTATCTACTAAGTAAATCTGAAATTTCATCATACATCTGATTTTTCTGTTTTGTGGTTAATGCATCCATGTTAAATCCTCACTTTCTGTGCACACGTTCAATTGAAACAGGCACATATTTTTCATTATATACACAATTAAAATTCTAACAGCCCCAGCTGTGTCATATGCGAATACTGTCATATAGTCGGTATTATCGTTAATCATGTCATAGTATTCGATTTGATATTTTATCAACTCACTTTTCATTTATCTATTTCTCCTTTACCCAATATTCAATCGTCATGTAATTGGTGGATCTTCTTCCCTTATAGAAACATGGTCTTGTGCGAACTACGCCTTTTCCATACTTGCCGTTATATGCGTGTACGGTTGAGCAACCGTCATTCATATAACCTGGTACATAGTGCAAGCCGCGTCTGTGACAATAATCACGGGTATCATCTAATAATGCGTTCATTTCTGGTACATTGTCGATTGTGTTGCGCTTATAAATTCCATAAAGATTCATATTTCCTTCTTTCTCTCCGTATAGCCGTTAAGTCAGCTGTGATATCAATACTTCAGTATGTATCTATTATATCTTCTCGATTTATGTAAACCTGTTGCTTCTTCAACCCTTGACGTCCATAGCCCACACTCAACATTACACATGGAAATTTTTCTAGTAAAATAATTGATATAATCCTGAGAAATTTTGTTTTCGACAACTAACTCATTGTTTCTAATATACATTTTGTCAAGTCGTCTCTCATAAGCACTCACAGATTTGCACTTGTGCAAATCTTGAATCAATTCCTTGAGTTCTCTGTACAGTTTTAAATATAACTGTCGCTTTTCGTCAAGCATATCAAAATCGAGGTTGGCGAGAGTGTTGAGGCTAACGTGATGCCATTCGGGATTGATAATTGCTTCATATCGTTTCCATGTTTCCTTGCACCATTGTTCACCGCCACACCGATTTCCTTGTCTGTCAGCGGGACAGCAAAAACATGGATTGTTCCGCATTTCTGTAATTGTTGGAAATCCCCCAAACATACCATAGAAAGAAGTTTTTCTTAGATTCTTTGCATAACTGCAATCATTACAATTGTACGGTAGCAAATTTTCGTCTTGACATTTCATACAAACTGGGTTGATATCAGTGTCATTGTAAATGTGTGGCGGCAATGTTTCGATTGTGTCGCATGTTGCTTCTTCAGTTTCTTCATATTCGTTAATTTCTTCTGTTGGATGTAACTCACAAAATTCACGGCTATTTAAGAAGAAACAAACAACTTTCTTATGAATTGCATCTAACGCTTGTTTTTGTGTTCTGTAATCGTCTAATATCAATTGTCCAATATATAAGTTACATTCATTTGTAACATAATAAACGTCAATCACTTCTTCATTTACCAGAACACATTTAATTGTTAACCATGTGTTTTCACTATCCATTGTCATTTTGTCATAGTTACATTTATATAATTTTGAATACTCTTCGATATGTGCAACTTTTGGATATGCTACACATTCAATTACTCCATTGTCTACCATAACCGCGTCGTCATGCCAACCACTAATTCCAAATGCCATGTACTCCATAAACTTATAATAATTTTTTGATTTTCTCATATTTGCTATCTCCTTTTCTTTATTTTGTTTTCTTTATCTTTCTGATTATATTATAGCAAATCTTAGAAGATATACAATGATATTATTTAACCTCTTATCAGAAGATTTCTTGAGATTATTTAGTTCATAGTTTGTTAATAATTGTGACATGATTTGTTCATACTTCCACACGTTACCACTTTAACGCGGTGAAGTTTAACACTTTAACGTGCTAAAGTGTCAGACCTGTTGTTCTAAAATTTTCAGCAAACGGGGCGGTGATCCCAGATAT